CCCCCCCCCCCCATGCTGAAAGGGAGGGCGAGACCTAGCCTACCCCCCCCAGAGCAGGGGGTTTAAAAGCCACGTCAGTTTGACGGATCACCACGCAAGTTGAACGCGGGGAGGGTTTAAATACCCCCCCTAGCATGAAAGCTTATTAACCCCAGGGGTTTTTGTCCTAATGCGAATGAGCAAATTACAGCCCATAATACGCCCTGCCCCGCCCTGCAAGTACACTTTACGACACAAACCGAAAGTAAACCTCAGAGTGAAGGGTTCTCTCCAACAGGGCAAAAAGCATTTTAACCCCCCCATCACGACCTTCCGCAAAATAATTGGTCAGTCGTGGCTAAATTAAGTGAAGACTTTGTTTAGGTAGTTTCGGTGGAGGGTGTGGCTAATAAGGGACAGTAAAGGTCACCATGTCGTCAAACCAGTCTAACCCAAAAAAGGAGGTCTCCCTGGAGGAGTTTTTTGAGGCCGTGAAGGACGAGGTGATCCCCCTGAGAATGATAGCGGGGGATTACGTAGTCCTAGAGGGCGTCCACATGGAGAACCTCAGGGACGGAAAGAACGGCAAGATAGTTGATGTGGTGGGCAGGATCGTCGTCACGAACATGGGCCTACCTGAGGGCCAGAAAGTCAGGTTCACGTTAGGCCTCTCGAACGCCATGGAAGTCGCCCATCATATAAAGGACGGCATAAAGTACACCATGATCAAGAAGGGGGAGATGAGGATAGTTGTTAATGGGTTTAGCGAGATCCCCAAGAGACTCTAGAGACGCTGAGGTATACCTAGTCAGGCCCCTGAAGGGCGTTTTTTCCCTCCAAGACCACGCTTTTCTCGTCACGGTACGTGGCGTCTTCCCACGGAAGGGCGAGTTCACTCGAAAGAGCCACTGGGGCCTCATGGTGGACGTGGACGTGGACGGCCTGTCCCTAAGGTTTAGGTCTAAACTCTACTTCACGTGGCAAGTGGAGATGGGCGGTAGGCCGTGGGCTTTCGTGCCCGTGTACGGCTGTGCCGATATAATCCAGGAGTACGGATACCAGAGAGGTGTGGCCATATGTCAAAAATTGAAGTTGAGCAGGTAGTCAAGTACATATTGGACCATCCTAGTACCTTCCTATGGTACAGGTGGTACCTGAGACAGAGGCACCACTTACCGTTCTTCTCGCTCACGTACAGTGAGGACTTACGACAGAAGGGGGTGCCAGTGGACATGACCAGGGATAAGGAGGTAGTCGTGTTGGTGCCTATATACACCCCATACGGCGTAGGCGGTGCTGAGGTCTTGTTGTCTACCCCAGATAAGGTTATGTGGAGTGACGACGACTTCGCCTTCTTCGGCAACTGGAAGTTTTACGGGAAGTTCGCGTGGATGGTCTCGCTGAACCGAAAACACCCCCTGAGGCGGTACGCCCTGAACGAGATGAGGAAGGAGGCGAGGATGTATGCAGGCAAGTCCTGACATGGGGGCATTAACCCGCGCAGGGTATAGAGTGACGGCCCGTTGGACGTGGAACGACGTCACTAGGGCCATGTATTGTTTTGAGACATCTAGGACAGCTAACGACTTCGTGGGGTGCGTCAAAAAGCGTAGGACTGACGCCCTCGCTGTCTACCGATACCTACGAGACGTCCAGTCCCATCAGGGACTGATATATGAGGTACTCCCGCCCGCATTCCAGGGCAACCCAGAGGAAGAGGAGGGGGAGGGGGAAGAGACTTGTATCACCTTCGTGGTCTACGACACGGGGTACTTCTTCCTCTGGGTAGACCCTAACCAGATCCTTCAAGACGCCTTAGACGCTAACGCGACCATGAGGATCAAGTACCCTGGGGCCTACCGTGTCATCACCACGCCGTATGACCTAGATTTCTCTCAAATAGCGTGGAGGCCCATAGTGCCGTCGGGCGAGGACTACGTGATATGTAGTAACATGGACCGTGTGGACTTCAGTGACGCGATAGACAGGTACGTCAGACAGCTGAAGGCGATAATGGGGGCGATATCATGATCACGTTAGACCACGATGTACCATATGACGGGTATAGACATTCGGCGAAAGGGAAACTCGTCGTTGAGTTTTGCAAGTCGTTCGAACTGAGGTGTTGGTATAGGCGTTCGTCTACTGGGAACGTCCACGTGGCTATCGACGTGGACGTGGACTTCCTCAGAGAGTTGGAAATCAGGGCCGTCTTACTCGACGACCCCATGAGGATATTGAACGACTTGCGTCGGCACGCATTCCACATGCCTACTGGACGGCTCTGGGACGTGAAGGTGGATAGGGAAGGCAAAAGGCAGGCGGGCCAGTGGGAGGTCTTGTTCTCCCCTGAGTAGGGTTTTTTACTCCACATATCCTACTTGTATCGTATGAGTCAAAGTCAGCCTACTCAGGAACAAACCCCCCCACAAGAGGAGGGGAAGGACGAGAGCCAGTGGACGGAATGTGAAGTCTGTGGGAAGAAAGTGCGGATGAACATGTACAAACGTCATATGTCTGCGGTGCATGGGTTCATTACGAAAGAGGAGTACCAGAGGCTCAAAGAGGAGGTGGAGAAGACTATACAATCTACGATACACAGTGCACTCCAGGAGCACTGGAAGGGGCACTACAAAAGCTTAAGCGAACTTCTTGAGGAAGGGGAAAAACATGCCGAGACGTGTCCTACATGCCAAAAGGAGTTGGAGGAGTGGCTCAAGAAAAAACGGAACGAGAAATACAAACCCGCTAATAGGAAGTGGCTCTAAATGACCAAGAAGAAGAAGGAGGAACAGGAGGCCCCTAAGGAGGAGGGGCAGGCCACTCCCGAAACCCCAAGTCCTGAAACCCCTCAGGAGCCTCAGAAGGAAGACCCCGTTCAGGTCATCATGAGGCTGACGACCGTAATACAGGAACAGCAGAAACGTATAGACCAGTTGGAAGCAAACCTCAACAGCGTGATGGAATTCCTGAAGGCACAATCCCAGGCACCCCAAGGTCAGGGAGGAGGAGGGGGTCTAGTGGAGGCACTAGTACCCCTCTTAGGGAAGTTGATGGAGCCTTCGAAAGACCCCCTACGGGATATCGCCCTAGAACTAATGATCGACAGCATGAAATCGAACGTTGAGCTCTCGAAGGCCATAACACAGAAGATCATCCAAGGGGTGCAAGACCGAGTCGCGAGGAACGTCGTGGAGACTGTCGCCACGGGGGTGATTACACACGAATGAGCGTATTAGAATTATCAACTTAACAAGGAAGTTAATGATTGAACTGGGGGTGGGTACGTACTACCCCATGGTACAATACCGTCTTACCAGTCTCCCAGAGGAACAGATAAAGAGGGCGTATAAAATCATAAGGGATGAGGTGAAAACGTGGCCATAGTCCATGAGGAGGTAACGTTTCATACTGAAGTGGATGATGAGAGCGTAGAGGCAATCAGGAGGATCATAAGGGACCAGTGTGGAGAAAACCCAAAGCCTGAATGTTGGGGCCCGTTGGTGTGGTCCATGTTCGACAGCGTGGCCCGTGCCATCCCGTGCCCAAAGTGCCGAGGGGAGGCACTGGAATTCCTGACCTTTTTGCATGATTTAATTAACATACAGAAGGGTAGTGCTATATACAATACCCCGCAATTCCTTAGGAAGAAAAAGGAAGAGATACTGAGCCTACTCAGGACCCGAGGGATATAATATAAATAGGAGAACTGATGTAACTATGGTAGAGAGCCATGGTGTCCAATAGAGAACTCGCCAAAAGGCTCAGCCAGTCGGCCAGGGAGGCGTGGAATTCAGAGGAGGGCATGAGGATCAGAGAGGAGCTAAGTGCAGACTCTGCCTCCTATGGGGCGTGTCTGAGGAGAGTCATGGAAAGTGGAGGAGGCAGTCGTGGTTACAAGGATTGCGCGAGGAGGTCAGGAATAGGTACGGCGTTTGCCAGTGTCTGGGGGTCTACAAAGGCCTATGGTAGGCCGATGGTGGAAGTAGTAGCGAGGTGACCTAGGTGGACTTCTCCAGACAAACGTGGGAGGGGCCAGTGGCTGTTGGCGTCGGCGGGTACGTGTGGAACAAGGTAAAGGGGAACACGCAAGTTCAGACGTTCGTGAGCAAGGTAGGTGGCAAGACGAATGCAGGGCTCATCTTAGTGGCCCTAGGCGTAGTCGCTAAGGCATACAAACCCGAGTCAGAAGCCATGAATATACTGGGGTACCTGTTGGCGGGACTCGGTGCGGGGGCACTCGGTGACGACTTGCCCGCCACTGGGTCACAGGCGACGTTTACGAATAAAAGCCCAGAGTACCCTAGTCCAGTTAGTGGGGTGAACGTGCTGTGAAACTCTACATGAAAACGATTGAGATCCAATATTCCATCCCTGCGAGTGCACCATCCGAGTCACAGGTGCCTGGAGTGTTCATAGACCTCTCCAGTGGCACTAGCCAAGGCCAACTCCAAGTCCCCGTGAACCAAGAGTGGGTCATCATAGACGTCTACAACAGGGGGTCTCAGGACGTCGGCGTAGATGCCGTGGCGACGTTCACTAAGAACAGCGTCTCCAACGTCCTCACTACGGACCCAGTCTCATCCCTGAACATCTCGAACCCATCCAGACCAACCTACCCGCCAATACAGATGGCCCCAGGGACGATATTGACCTCCAAAGTCACTACGCTCACGTCCAACGGCACTAGTGCGGCCGTGGATAACCTATTCATAAAGGTCAAGATCATAGACTACTCGCAGTAAACACGCGTAAGACATCTCCTTTTTTAGTAGTATTTCCTTCTTTATAGTATGGCATGCCAGACTATACAAGACCTATCGATAGGCCCGTACACCATAGAATCGGGTCAGGTCTGTGTGGAGGGCACTACCTCAGGGACGGCTAGCCTGACTATGAAAGTGGGGCCGTTCACGTACACCAAGACTATCCCATGGGGGGCGGTAAACCCCCAACAGACGTTGGGTACGTCCTCAGGGAGGGTCTACCTTATCGGGACGAACCCCCTGTCGTCACTCCTAGTGGACGACGTCCTAACGGTGGCTGAGTATGCACAGAAAGTGGCGTCGTACTTAGGGTACAGCGGTTCGTTTTCCATAGTGAACGTGGGTTTGACGAATGGCTCAGACTGCAACGACTGTGTAGTTTACGTGGACTACGTCGCCTCTTCTCCTCCTCTTGCGGTAGCCCTAGTGATCGCTCTCGTGATCGTTTTCGTCATAGCTATCGTATTGGGTATCTATTTCATTTCGGCCGCGATAGAGAGTTTTCAGCCCGCACCTCCCACGCCCCCTCCTCCAGGGAGTCCCCCGTCCCTGTACCAACAGTACTACCAGGAGTACGCCCAGTATTTGAAGGAGAAACAAACGGCCTCAATCACGGGAGGGGTATTCGGCACGTCCACGGCCCTAGTGGCGTTAGGGATAGCCATTTTAGCCTTCTTGGCGTTTACTGACCATGGTGGGAAGTGATGGTGTACCAGATATACGACGGGCAATACACGGTTTACCCCGTGGGAAACCCCCAGGTCACGCTCATCAGGGTAGACGTAGCGGGGAGAGTGAAAATCATGATCCTCCCCACGGTGTCAGAGGCCCTTCAACTGACCCTGAACGGAAACTCAGGTTACCTGAACCAGGGAAACGTCCTCTCGGCGGGAAATTGGTACGAGTTCGAATACGTGAGTTGTGGGAAAGACATCATAAGCATAAATGGGACACAGCAAGGAGTTTACCTTAGGGTGATAGTGTATTGATTAGAGGTCAGATACACAAACTCTCCAAGTGGGAGTTAAGGGACTACGCTAGGACACTAGTCCCCGTCTTTGAATCCCACGAGGTGGACGGCACTAGGGACATGAAAATCGTGGACGCCGTGATATCGTACGCCATGAAAGGGACGAAACCCTGGCTGAGGAGGGGGTCAGCCCTCCAGGGCTTTATAGGGCCTAGGATGTCTGTCCTCGAGGGTTACCTCATCTTCCCCACGTCAGGTATTGAGCCCGTGACCATCCAGTCCACTACCCTAGAGAACTCCTACCTAGTCCTAGATATCGTGGGGGCAGGTGGAGGAGGTGGTGGTGGAGGTGGTGGGAACACCACGGCCACTACCCCGTTCGCCCAGGGTGGTGGAGGTGGGGGAGACGGTGGCCGTCTCATTATCAGGACCCAGGGGCCACTAGTCTCTGGGACCCAGTTCACAGCCCAACTGGGAGGGCCAGGTGGGACAGGTGGAGGGACAGGTGCCACAGGGACACCAGGTTCAGCACCAAACGGGGCGACTCAGGTAGTCCTAGGGAACGGCACACTCACGCTCAGTGTGTCAGGTGCGTCAGCCCCTACCATGCCCCCGACAGCAGGAGGACAGGAGGCAGGAGGGTCAGGAGGTGCAGGAGGGTCAGCAGTGTTCACGTACTTGCCAACGACGCCCATATTCTCGGCCATACAGTTGAACCCAAGGACGTCCTTCCTCTCGAATTACTCGGGCGTACTGGACCAGGGTATTGGTGGAGACGGCGTTGGGTCTGAGTACTTCACCCTGTCCAACGCCACGCCTATATTCGTCTCGACGCCACAAGGAACGAGGGTCACTGGGGGAAGCCCAGGGGGCACAGGCACCTCAGCCACGGCGAACGTCCCCTCTGGGGCAATCCCGCTCAGGGGGTCAGGTGCAGGAGGAGGAGGGGGACAGAACTCCTCTTCCGCCCCAACAGCGGGAGGGAACGGCGGGTCTGGAGGGCCTGGACCTATCATTATCTTGGTGATAGGATGACAGACTTGGTCACCGTGGCAGTGTTAGGGGTACAGACGGCCGTTTTCATCTACGCTAGTGCCAAACTGAGGAAGATGAGCGAGATGGCCGACAAGTTGGCGTCAGCCCTGTCCAACATAGCAAAGGAGATAGAGACGGCGTCCATGGACATGAAAAGCATACAAAGGGAGATGACAGAACTGGAAGACTTAATTCGGACAGCACTGAGGGAATAGGTATGAGCTGTCAGACATGTGGTCAGCAGGGCGTGTGTTACGTCCTGGAACACGTGGGTACTGAGCCCATCTATATAAACGGGCAACAGTACGGCCAGGGCGACTTTTGTTTCTCCTCCCCTGAGCTCACGATAGAATACCAGGGCGTACAGTACCAGATCGACATGTCCTACGCCCCCACAGTGCAGAACATATACGGGTGTTGTCCCTCAGGTACCACAGCCAAACTCACGACGGTGACTACGATACAGGGACAGAACACTCCCATATTCGTCCCGTATGCCGTCCTAGTGTCTCAAGGTACCACGTCCACTAGTAGTACCACGCCTAGTGTCCTAAGTAAGGTACCGTGGTGGCTCATCATACTACTCGTCATACTGGGGGCTATACTCCTAGGAGGAGGAAACCCATGAATTACACTTGGTACGTGCAGAACCAAGACCCCTCGACGATCCAGTTCTGTGTCATGCAGTCTGGAGGGTATAACAACTGCACCTCAATACCAGGGAACAGCACAGAGCCGTTCACGATACCAGACATGGACGTGCAGATATATGGCACCCCCACGGGGTACTACGTGTACTACTCTAGCGTTGGGGTGAAGACTAGTACCAAGTCCCTCCCGTCATCAGGATCAACGATCACGGTGCCCCCATACACGGGATGTGACCCCCTACTCACGCAAGGACAGGGGTACCCCCCACTCGTGCCGTGTTCGTCCCCGTTGATCTTCCTGAAGAGCGAGAGCACCCCTGCCATGTTTATCGAGAACTGGGGGGCAGAGACGTCAGGGTTTTCATACGGGTACGGGATAGCGGGGAGCCAATTGGCCATAGCGACAGGGCCAAACTGGGTATACTACCGACAGTACCCCCAGGCACAGGTATACCTTATCGGAAACTGGAAGGTGGTGAACGGAAACTACGTAGACATGGACTCGGGGAAAACGTTCTGTGGGTGCCAGGGGAAGAGCGTGTACGTCATACCCACGTCTGACCTACCTGGGCCGTCCTCAGGGACTACGTCCACAGGGACTAGTACCACGGGGACTTCCACGAGTACAACAGGGACTCCCACAGGGACGTCCACTCAGCAGACGACACAGCCCACGACAGGTATCCTGAACGTGGCTAACCAGTGTTCGACGGGGGTAGTCGTGTACGCGGGAGGGAAAACGGCATACGCACCCCCATACCATTCCATCAGCCTAGAAGTACCCATCCCCACGGGGTATACGCTTATTAGCCAGGGTCAGACAGTTGGTAAGGGGACGGTGTACCAGAGCGGGGAGTACGTGTCCCCAAGTTCTTGTCCCTCTGTTAGCCCTACACCCAGCCCTACCCCGACACCGTCCCCAACTGGGGGACAGACCACTTCCACGACTACGACTACCACGACTACCCAGACCACTTCAACACAGACTACCCAGAACACACAGCCCCCAACGACGCCTAGCATGTCGTGGGGTCTTATCCTACTCTTGGTAATCCTGGGGGCACTAGCCCTCTCAAGTTAAGCTTTTTTAGTCCAGGTCTCCCATTATACCTGAGCGGTGCGAGGTGGATGTGACGGGAGGCTCTGGGAATGTCCGAGAGACGGAGGCGTACCCGTCCTCCACTGCACCGCACTAGGTGAGTCACATGAGCCAAGTCCCAAAGAAGAGACTCGGGGCAAGGGTCATCAGAGCGGTTTTCAACGGGGTCTCCTTAGGCATCCTAGGAGGGGCAGGAGTGTACGTCCTAGCCCAGGGGGTGAACACGTTATCAGGCACCACTACTTTGAACCCTACGGCGTTTCTCCTGTTGGTCTTGGGGGCGTCCATCACGGCCAGTGTGGGGATAGAACTCTCCAAGGACCTAAGCGGTGAGTAGTCTCAGTCAAGTCTCCTTTATTTTACCCCCTGAACCAATAGACCCAAAATGGATGTCCAAACCCAACTCAAAGAATGGATTTCCCTGTTGGACGACAGGCTGTCGTCCATAGAAATGAGCCTCAAGTCCCTCCAAAAGAGACTTGAGCAGGCAGAAAAGCGACAAGAAGAACTTGAGGAGGCGTTCGACCAGCTGAAAGAAGAAATAGACGACTGTGTGGCTGACACGACCTACCTCCACGACGTACTGGAGGAGGTCCAAGACGACATAGACGACCTAAGGAAGTGAGCCCCGTGGAGTTCGTATACAAGATCAACGACGACACGGTCACAGTGTGGGTCACTGACGAGAAGACGGGGAAGAAAGTGGCGTCCCTACAAATGCCGAAGAAGGACGTGGACTACGTCGCGAGACGTGCAATACAAGAACTCGACATAGCCCCAGATGAGGCATACGACTTAGCGGTCTACTTCACCTACGTTAAGGTCACCTGGGGCCTCCTCTGAACCTCTTTTTTCTCTCGTACTTACCCCTGACCCTACGGTCAGGCTCTACTTCTCTCACGAACCTGACTCCCCCATCCTCATCAAACATATGATTTATTTCACAGCAGGGCTTTATATAAATTGCGGAAGGTCGTGATGGGGGGGTTAAAATGCTTTTTGCCCTGTTGGAGAGAACCCTTCACTCTGAGGTTTACTTTCGGTTTGTGTCGTTAAGTGTACTTGCAGGGCGGGGCAGGGCGTATTATGGGCTGTAATTTGCTCATTCGCATTAGGACAAAAACCCCTGGGGTTAATAAGCTTTCATGCTAGGGGGGGTATTTAAACCCTCCCCGCGTTCAACTTGCGTGGTGATCCGTCAAACTGACGTGGCTTTTAAACCCCCTGCTCTGGGGGGGGTAGGCTAGGTCTCGCCCTCCCTTTCGGCATGGGGGGGGGGGG